CATTTTACGTTTAACTTGAGCAACTCTTTTAATGTCACCTACTGCTTCTGCATATTCAGTAAGGACTAATTTATGACATTGCTTAATACGTTCACTTGGCATTCTTTTTAATTCATCAGTTTGCATAGCAAATCGCTTACCAACAAGAACTGATAAAAGTTGATTTAAAGCATCAACTGCTTGTCTTTCTGTCACTTGGTCGC